TCTTGACCTTGGTGACTTCTGGGTAATGCCAGAACACCATGGCCGCAAACAGTTGCAACTGTGTTGGGTTTTCTTTTACTTTGCCTGTCTTGTAGTCAAGGCAGTACGCAGTGTCGCCATCCACAACGAGTACGTCAGCGATTGATCTGATCCACACGTCCTTGGCGAACCAGTCAACAGGCTTTAGATCAGCATTGACAGCCATCTGATGCTCGAACAATTTATCACCCGGTCGCTTCATGATGACGTCAACAACGCTACCCCATTGATCTAGTGTGCTACGCCCTTCAGCAGATAGTGAGTCCATGTCAAGCACGCCACGGCCTTTAGCTTCTAGCAACTTGTGTACACGATCTCCATACTCGGACGCTTCGTTTGATGAATTGGGTACGCGTTTAGATACGTACAAATAATCAAACTGGGCCTCGCATGTTTCAAATGTTGATAGACGACTAAAAGACAGCGGCATTACTTGGGTCATAAGTTTCCTATTTCGCCGCACCATACGACGGGCCTACACCCGTCTCACAAGATACGGGAATGCTCCGACACCACTTGGGTGTTAGAGATAGGCACTCTTCCATATAGGCGCGTGCTTGAGTAAGTTCTTCATTTGGTACTACGCAGACTGCTTCGTCATGGACTGACAGCTTGACGGGGTACCGTTCGTTGATACGTGCAGTTTGCCACATAACGATCCGCATTGCAGCATGTTGTGATAAATTTTCCACAACTTTCGGGCCAAAGATGCGGACACGTTGTTTGCCCATTAAGTATGTCCACTCTTTGCCGTCGTACTTCAGGTCGTGGTACATCACACCGGGCTCACCCGGACGTCCGAAGCCATCCTTCTGTGTGATAAACCATCCGTTGACATCCACAGTCATCAGGCTACAACCATTGGCAATGTCGGGCAGGATTACTTGCTGACACCTACCCCATAGGTCAACTACCTTGTGATGTACTGAGCGGTATAAGTTCACGATGTCGTACGCACGATCAAGGTCAATAGCTTTTACAGCCGGATCAGTACGCGCTGCGATACGAACCATCTCTTGAAAGCGCGGAGCACCGGCACCGTACTGCAACCCGAGCATCGCGGTCTTACCCAAGAAACGCTCAGCCTTGTCTGCCTTGGTAATGTCACGACCAAAGAGCTTGGACGCAAAGTCGCAGTACAAGTCCACGCCATTGGCCAACTTCTCTACCACGTCATCCTGTCCGGCCAAAGCCATCACTGTGCGAAGCTCGATGTTGGACGAGTCACCTACGAGCACAGTGTGTCCGGCAGGGGCAAGCAACGCGTTGCGCAAACCCGCAGACGGCCCACGGGCGGGGATGTTCTGCCAGTTGATGCTGTTGCCGCCTGAGTATCGGCCAGTGGTTTTAGCACCCCAGAAGTTAAGGTACACCGGCAGAGGGCCACGCTTTGCAGTATCCACGAACTTAAGCGCACGGGTTTCTGCAATGGTTGTCTTGACGCCAAGGCGTGCGGCTACCAGTGCCTGAACACCTGAGTCTTCGTGGTCGAGCAAGTCAGTAAAGCCCTTGTCACTTTTAGCAAAGGCAAAGGTCTCACGCCCTGTTGCGGGGCTTATCTTCTTAGGTGGGCTAACACCTAGTAGCTCGAGCTGTTCTGCAAACTTGTCGTTGGACATCAGCGTGTCCTTCCCGACAATGAGCGAACGCATCAGGTCTTCTTTGCGTGCAACTTCTTCGTGGTATAGCCGATCCATCACAGCAACATCGCCCACAAGCATAGGCTCTGTGAACATACGCACAGTCATGTCGATCAAACGAACTTCCAGTGGCGGCGTGAACGCATCCATCTTCTCGCCAATTGCACGGCATAGCCATGTGTCATGCTTGCAGTAATCGCCGTATTCCGCTAATCCCGTGGGATTAAAGTCATTGCGGCGTTTGCCTAGAGCTTTAACAACTTCAGTACCCTTGTCAGGGAATCCGAAGAATTTGGTTAAGTTAGCAAGTGAGTGAGAGACTAAGTAGGGGTAGAGCATGCGGCTTTGGGGGAGCGTGTCCATCCATAGCCTCGGTCGTATACCTAGTCGTTGCGTCAGCGCGTAGCCATCGAACAAAGTATTGTGGCATCTTACGGCGGAGTTACCCCAGTCGTAGTTGACGTGCATCCACTCAAGAATCTCTGCTTCAGTGCCGCTGAACCATACGGGATCACCGTCATTCTTCGCAACGCATACTCCAATGAATTCAAACCGTTCGTCGGTTATGTACGCATCAGTCTGCATCTTTGACAAACTGAATTGTGCATCGTAGTACGTCTCAATATCTACAGTGAGTATGTCCATTAGTTCATATCCATATTATCAAGTTCTCTGTTGTCCAGAGCTAAGTAAGCCACAGTGTAAATCTGTTCTAGCTTCTGACGCAAACGGAGAGCTTCTTCAGACACAATATCTAATCGATGACGTAGTAGTCGGCCTTCTGCTTGCGAGTCGGCAAGCATCAGCTCAAGTTCGGAGAGGTCACTTGGGATTCTGTACATTTTGGTTTCCTCGGGTTAACTATTTTCTCGAGCACGCGTTTAAGTATCTGCACGTGCATGATGTTGTTTTTGTTGCGTACGATTGATCTGCGCACAATCGCAGCACAGCGTTTACGTTCTATGTCAGTGTCTACTAAGATCATTTTTTCTCCCGCAAACAACTGCATGTAAACCCACTTGCGTCATAGCCGATCCCGTGGCAATACGGGCAGTGTTCATCCGTCACTGCGAGCGGAACGCGGGTAAATAACTTCTTTAGGAATTCGTAAATAGCGTTCATTAATTTTTCTCCACAATAGGTCTCATTTTCCGTTGACGAAACTCTTCACGAACAAGCTCAACAGCTTTGTCCATATCTTTTACAGTAACTAAGTCCATCTGCGCGTCATGCAATTCCATGACAAGGTTTAGTGCGTTCATCTCAGATGCTTTTAAGATAAACCTTCCCGTCTTAACACCACGTCTACCAACGTCACGTAATGCATCGAGCCCTTCTGTTACTACGTCGGCATATTCTTTACCAAAGCCCAATCTGTACAAAGCTTCAGTAATGTTCACTGTGGCAATCAAAGTATCAATATCAACACGCGTTGCCAACCCTTTAGTTAGGGTAGCCATTGCCAAGTGATTTTTAATCTTAAGCTCTACGAGAAACTGATCGTGCTTAGCTACTGGGGTCATCCCCTCGAGTACATACCCGATGGTGTTTATAAGTATGGCGCGTGGCCTATACTTGCTACGTTTCCGCATTCTGTACGTCGTATAATTTTTGAATGTAGTGAAGCGCCTTACCTGAGTCGTCGCTACCTTCTTTACGTCCGGCACGCATAGAGTATTTAATAATATTTCCCTTGAGAAACCCACGGAATTCTTCGGGAGATAGCACAGCGGCCATCACTGTCCATGGTTGCACAGGCATTTCTTTATAGTGGGCTCCGCCTACTTGTAGGCTGTCTACTTTTTCAGTCATTGCGTTCCTTTGGTTTAAGTTGTTTCAAGTTACGTCCATTGACGCGATCAGTCCAACACGAGGCACAAATCCATCGTGCGGAATTCATTTGCACGCCGCCCTCCGGCGGTCGTACTTCTTCACATTTATTACAAAGTTGTAATCTATGTACGGGTTGTTGGCTACCAATGGCCAAGTGATTGTTCACAAAATTACTCTTCATCGCCTTCATCCCAAATATCATCTGGCCACACAAGCACAGGCGTCTCAATGCCTAAGTAACCACCTTCGATGTTGAACTCAATATACTCACGTGCTTCTTCGTGCGACATGCCGTCGCGCGTCACGAGAATATCCCTGATTTTTTCTGCGTCGTAAACAAGTACATGAACCACTTGGTGGTCTCTGTGAATGTATGCGGGGCCAATGATGGCCTCGTCGTAGTCATTGTACTTAATCATTGACTGCTCGCTTCCCTGTTTCTTCTAGGGGTTTCCACCCGAAGCGACGCCATACGGATTGCACGTCTGCACCGGCAGTCCATACAAACCTACGATCGTCTGCAGGGATTTGTGGGTAGCAAACTGATTTAACAGGTATGCCTTGGTGAATGATTGGTTCTTGCTTCATGATAGTACTCTTTACACAATTGGTTTAAAACAGATTGATCCAACTACTTCACCGCGATTAACGATGTCGTAGTGTTTGCCAACGCTTTTAGCGCCGTTACGTGCCATGTCACTTAGTACAACAGTTAGTGAACGTCCCAGTGTGGAAACGTACACGACAAGGTTCTCTTCGTCGACGGACAACCACTCTCGGTCTTGGTCGATGTTGACACCCAGTTCCTCAAAGCCGCGCACGAGTTTCGTCTCAATACGCGTCAAGCGATACTGAATGTCTTTTTCTTTGTTGAAGGATGTGTTCATGTTGTTCTCATAATGCTACGGTAACCCGTGTGCCGAAAGGCTCACGTGGATGGGACTGGCCGATGTCGGCCCAGATGACAGGATAGGTTGGCTCCTCGCATTCGTCCAAGTTGCCCTCCATGTCAGTGAAGAAAATCATGCCGCAGTAACGCTCGTCTGATTTGTCGAGGTGCTCGAACACTGGCTGAAAGCGCGTACCGCCACCGCCCTTGGGATGCAGGGCAAGCATGTCGTCCCGCTCGAACCGCTCGATGTGCGTCACGTGGTAGTCGCAGTAAATAACTTCTACGAATGATGGTTGCAAGTCGTCAACGATCGCCTGAATCTCGGCGGCGATCTGGTTGCATTCCTTGGGCCCCATTGATCCTGATGTATCAAAGCCAATAGCCAAGCCACCGAGTGAGTCAGTGCGAAGCGATGGCAAGTACAAGCCAGAGCCAATGAAGCGACGCGAGGGGCGTGTGTACGTGTAGTCAGCGGCAGACGATTCAGTCATCATGGAACGAGTCACGTCTTGCCACCGCACATGGGGTTGGCCTACGTTGTCAAGCACACGATCGATCAAGCTAGAGCCCTGACCACATTCCTTGGCCATACGAGCTGCGGCTACAATAGTTGCCTCCATGTCCACACGAGTAGCATCATCTTGAGCATCTTCGAGATCACCCTTGCCATCGAAGCCACCTGCATTGGGTTGGCTTTCCTCATCGCCATCACCATCACCTGAGCCCTTACCGCCTTGTGGCGGTGGTGGGTTTTCTTTGAGCTTGGCGTAGACTTCTTCGGAGGACATGCTCTCACGCACCCATCCTACGTTGACGCCGCCCTTGGGCAATTGCCATCCACGACTACGTATGTACGCATTGATAAGCGCATCGTTGGCGTAGTTCCACAAACTCGGATCACGGCTCTCACGACGCCACATGTGCATCAGCACAACGTGTACCGCCTCATGTAGCACAAGGCCAAACAATTCCTCGTCAGTCAGAGGATCACAGAACGCAGGGTTAAAGCGAACCCACGCGCCATTGGTTCCCGCAGTAGATACCTTGTCAGATATCTCACGCTTAACGCGTGTCATCACAGCGGCAATGAATGATTCACGAAGGCCGAGCTTGCTGTATGCAAGATCAATTCGATCAGATAAGGTGGTCATAATTTTCTCCAATAAGTAAACAAGTTAATCCCGTGGGATTAGGTCAATTATATTCCAATGCAAACAACGACTCAACAAACACCCGAGCAGTAATCAAGTCATCAAACGATTGCACATCATCGAACGTGTTGCGAGTCACAACCCAACCACGATCTGCGTCAAGTAGACCAGATACATTGTAGGCAGGGCGAACGAACGCAAACGCATGCTTGACGTGCATCTGCTTGAGTGAGCTAGCCTTCGAACGTTTCTCAACGTAGGCAGTCCAAGCACCCACAGGTGTGTTCTGCCATCGAAGCTCTGGTCGTTTGTCAACCATCATTTCATTGCAAACGCGGCTTGGTTCGCGATAGCCCACTGGGTGAACGCTGAACTCTTAGTGATCGTGCGGTCACGTTTGTGTGCAAGTTTAATCGTAAGTGTCTGTACATCACCGGGCATCTTGGACAAGAACTTCCATGCCTTGTCAAAGTTGGTAGCGTCAAGGCGCGTAGCCAATCCCATTGCGACGCAATAGCGTACGTTAAGTTCCTTGGGCACAGGCACGTCCTTGCCTTGCAGAATGTCCTCGATACGCGGCATCGACTCCCATACACGAAGGTGCGTCTCGAAGATCATGGCCGACTCTTCACCAACGTCACCCTTGATAAGCTCGACGCGATCCTGCACGGGCAGGTCAAGCTCCAGTGTGTGCGACACAGCGAACCACGAGCGAGGTGAGGGGAAGGGGCGAATGTCACCAGTGGGCTCGAACTTGTGCAACAAGTCAGGGCGATCTTGCAACAAGGCCAGAATCTCGGGACGAATGCCACGTGTAATGGCGTGCGATGTGAAGTCGTCGATCGTCGTGTTAACGTCGATGTCGCACATGCGGTTCTGTAGTGGTGCGGCTAGGTTGTATGTCACGCCTCGGTCAGTCTTGCGATTGCCTGCGGCGATGACCATCCACTCGGCGGGAATGCCAAAGTCCTCGGGCGTCAGGCACAACTGGTATGCGGCCGCCTGCACTGAGGGCGGTGCTGATGTGATCTCGTCGAGGAACAGAATGCCCGCGCCATCTTGAGGCAGAAAGTCAGGGCGTGCCCAGTGTGTGCGGCCGTCAACTACGTGCGGGATACCGCGCAAGTCAGTGGGCTCCATCTGTGCTAGACGTAGGTCAACTACACCCTGCCAGTTGGATACATGCTCAGACAATAGCTTGCTTGTCTGGAACACAACCTCGGACTTGCCGATGCCCGATGGGCCACGCAAGAAAGTTGTACGGGCTCGTGTGTTGTCGTTGAGGTAACGCTTAACGAGGATGGGGGTAACGTGTGCAATACGCATGATGATTTCCTTTAAGTAAACAAGTTTTTAATCCCACGGGATTAAGGCTCCCGTGTGTGCCTATCTTACTAGGGTTCTGAGTTGAGTGCAAATCAGAACTCGAGCATCTCGTCGATGGACGCAAGCAGTGCAGTTGTCTG